ACACCGGAATTGTGTACAACATTATGGACATAGAAGGAGCATACGATGACATCGAAACGGTTGAGAGACCTATCATGGGTCGAGAGACTAGCGTTCAAGTTGCGACACCTAAAGCGCTCCCGGATTACGCTGATGCGCTGGCGAAACTACCGCAAGATGCGCTCAATCTCGCGCTCGCGGAACCGAAGGTTGGTCCAGATGGAAATCGCTCAGAGGCTAGGTATAAATTACTATGCGAGCTCTTCCGACTGGAGGGACTTATCACTCAAGAGGAGGCTCTCTCGATTGCGTGGAATGCACCGGCATCCCGCAAGTGGAAGGAAGAGGACCCTCGGGGCATCGAGGGACTAATCGCCGAAGCGAGCAAGGCTTACGGTGAAATCCAGTGGGAGAGGGGCGAGGGTAGGGAAGCGCCAGAGCTAGACACCACGGAGAGTAATCCTGACCTGCTAGAAGACGACGAACGTGAGGCACTGAAGCACCATAGAACCTGGGTTGATCACTACATGGATTGGTCTGGGCGCAAGGTGGCCAAGCAGAACCCACCCTACGATCGCATCAATGCCTGGACCGTACTATCGTGCGCATTCTCCGACATGGCATTTATTCCCAGGAAGAACGGACCGGAGGGACTCAACCTGTACACGATGACACTGGGCGAGACCACGACCGGTAAGTCGCAGTCACTCAAGATGATGCGCACGGTGCTCGATGAGGTGTTCGCGGAGGACTTGGGCTACAACTTGGGCGGTAACGCTAGCCCCAACGCGCTAGGAGAGAAGCTGCTGGAGCGCGACGGCAAGGTATCGCTGTTCAACAAGGACGAGGCGCACGGTCTGTTCAAGCAGTGGGCCACACAAGAGTGGACAACCGGCATGATGGAAGACTTGGCCCTGTTATACGACGGCACGGTGCCACCTATGCTGCGCGTTGGTAAAAAAGAAATGGCCAAGCCAGCTAAGACACAGTTCGTTATGCACCTAATGGGCACACCGGAAGAGATTGCTCGCAGTCTCAACCGCGAGATGTTCAAGTCCGGTTTCCTGGCGCGATTCATGTGGTCGATTGGCGAGCCACGCACGCTCACCAAGGATGCGGTAATCGAAGAGGACTCTGACGGTACCGAAATTCGCCTGGGCTTCGAGCCCATGGCTCGCCAGTGGGGCGCAGAGTTTGCGGAAATAAAAAGGCAACTCCGCAGTGAGGTCAGCTCGGGCAGGGTTTCGATTGGTATCACTAAGCAGGCCGCTGATCGGATGACTCAAGTGAAGTGGAAGCTGAATAACTTGGTCAAGGTGTCTGACCCCAACTGGGACATCATCAATCCGTCTCTCGTACGCATGGGCGTGACTATCCGTAAATGCGCCACCCTGCTAGCCGTATCGGACGGGCGCAAAGAGACCGAGCTAATCGATGTACTCAAGGCCATTGAGGCAGCCGAGGAATGGGTAAAGAACCTACTGATTGTAGCCAGGAAGATTAATGCCAGCGACTTCGAGCGTTCATGCGACGAGGTGGAAGCATTCGTGCGCAGTAAGGACGACAGGGTGAAGCTCGAGTTCGTGAACCGACGTTTCAAAGCGTGGCGCGTTAGGGATTTACACGAAGCAATCAGTGCACTAGCATCACAAGGTAGAATTAGAGAAGTACTAGAATCGGGCAGCAAATGGTTAGCAATCAACAAGAAGGATTAGAAGAATGGCCGACGATAACTATAGAATTCCGGCAGGAGCCAGAGCCGCTGCTAAACGAGCTTTGGCGTGGATCAAGGAAGGCAAAGCCGGTAAAGGTTTTACGGATGTGGGACGCGCTCGTGCCGCTCAGCTCGCGCGGGGTGGCAACGTTTCTCGAGATGTGGCGGTTAAGATGCGTAGTTATTTTGCGCGCCATGAAGTCGATAAGAAAGCTGAAGGGTTCCGTGCGAACCAAGATGGATATCCTTCACCTGGTCGTGTCGCTTGGGATGCTTGGGGCGGAGACGCTGGACGTTCGTGGGTCAACGGACTAAGCCTTGATGACTAACGTATTGCCACTGCCCATATACCCGTCAATGCCGACAGGTGACGATCTGGCGATGCTAAAAGAAGCGAAGGCCAAAGTGGATACCGACATTATGATTCAGCCTGTAAGAGCGGTACGCGGCTCGCCAGGTAGGGTTATCGCACTACGCGAAAGACCGGATTGGATATGTGATTACGCATACATACCCAATCCTAACCAACAGTTAATGAAGGAGGCGTTGGAATGGGCGCTTGGTTTAACGGAAGATTCACGAGCTTTCACCGTGGTTCGAATGCTCAAGGAGATATTCGGGGACGGGACAAAAGAATTGTGATTGGCGGCAGGGTACGCATTTTAGATACCGCAGAATGCAGCCCTTACTGGCATGATAGAAGAGGCACCGTAATAGATACTGTGCAGGACGACGGGAGATTCTATTGGGAAGTTCAGATAGACGACCACGCTGTACCTGTGCCGTTTGTAGAACACGAGATGGAGATACTGTAATGAAAGATAACCTGTTTGAAACTGAAGTAGATCGCGCACGCAGAGAAAGATATGAGCAGCAGGAGGCCAAGCGAGCCCCCAAGATTCAGGTGGACCAGGCGTTCACCCTCAATGCGTGGCTGATTGGTGTGGCGATTGCGTTCATATCATCCGCCATCGTATCGTTCAACGGCATCACCTCGGTGGCCGTATTCGTTGGCCTATCCGTGGAGTGGATGGCTTACCTGTTCTTCTTCTTCATCGAGCTTATGTACCTGCTGTTCCTGGTGGCGTACCTTATCCTCGAGTCGAGAGAGAACGAGGATAGTCGTGGCGCTCTAGTGGGCATGATTTTCTTTGCCGCGATTGCCGTGCTGGCTAATGGATTCCACACCGCCGATTACTGGGAGTGGGACTTTACGGAGCCACGCGCATGGGCTGGTGTAATCCTTTCCGTATCCGCACCTATCGCAATTATTTCCGCATCCAAGATGGCTAGCCGCGTTATTTTTGCTAAAGCACTGGTAGTGTAGCGTCCATGAGTGTTGACTACTACATGGCCATTGACCCCGGTAAAGCTACAGGGGTCGCCATTGGCCGTGTCACCGACGAGAGGGCGATGGACGTAATATATACGGCCATCATCCCCGGCGGTGCCAAGGGACTGATTGATTGGCTCGAGCTGACCAGAGACGGTAAGAACATTACCGAGCTGGACTGCATGGCTTACTTTCCCGGCGAGTATGACAACATTGATTATCACCTTGACGTTATATGCGAGACATTTCAACTAAGGGGTGGTAGATTTACACCAGACCTAGAGCCGCTTCGAATTGAGGGAGTACTCATGGACAGGTTCGGATCAGTTGTTCACTGGCAATCACCAGCGGACAAGAGCCTTGTCGGTGATGCTTTCCTCAAGGAGAACGACCTCTGGCTCACCGGAAGAGATGTGTCGCACGAAGATGGGCGGGACGCTAACGATGCCTTGCTGCACCTGTTTGCTTTCGCCATGAAGCTGCGCCACATGCCAACACTAGAAGCATATTGGAGGTAAAGTGGCACCGTACTATATTGCGCCAGACAGGCCAGGATGCGAAAGCGGATGGGCCGTCGTTAAAAAAGATGGCGAAGTCATCAACTGTAAAGATACCAAGAACGAAGCCATTCGGCAGATGGTTGCCATGAGTATCGCCGAGGGCATTGAGCCAGGAGGAGAGTGGGAAGGATGATTAAAAAAATTGAAGAGGCTTGGACCGAGTACCAGTTCGGCAAGATGATTGACCCCGTGCACAGATACGAGCACGATGACAAGGCAATCTTCACCGCAGGCTGGGAAGCGGGACAAAAGAAACCGACAAACACTCAAAGAGAGTCGGTCTGGGTCTCCGTCCCTATCGCACCAGACGTTGACCCCGAGTAGCCAAACAGGGAAACGAAAAGGCCCGGGTTAATTCCCGGGCCTTTTCTGTTGTATCGGATCACCTACCCTTCTTTACTTGGCTCCTTGTCATAAGTAAGAACTGAGGTGAGTAATGACATGACTCCGGCTAGAGCCGCAACGCCGACGGCTTGACCGAAGTCAACGTCAACGATGCTGAGTGCGGAGCTCGCGGTAATAAAAGCGATGAGGGTCTGTGCTACCGTTTTGATTGCACGTTCTGTGCCATAGGCGTGGAAACGCTTGAGCTTATCCATCTGGATTTTCTCCTTTATGTTTATGTATCTGGGTATCTTCGTATGCTGCAAACCCAGTATACGCGGTAAGTATTACAGTGATGAGGCCAACGCCACCGATGACCATCTGCGACCCAATCTGCGTGTCGCTGGGATAAGTGATGGCACCAAAGATAACCATGCCGGCACCGAGGATATACGATGCGTAGATTAGCCTGCGTCTGTGCTTCCAACTAGGCATCTGGTCGGGTTTCTATTGTACTTTTGGGCAGGTGTTGCACCTGGGGTCGCAGTCGCAACACCTCATTGACATGAATCGCAATTCAGCGCCTCCATTGGATCGACCGGACAAGCTACACCATCTACGAGTTCATATTCATTCATTACCCTATTTTACCACCGCACCGTGTTAGACTTGGGCAACATTACTGGAGGATTCTGTGAAGATACTGCACCTCGACCTAGAAACAAGCCCAATTACCGCACATACATGGGGCTTGTGGCAACAGAATATTTCACTTAAACAAATACTTCAATCTACTGAGGTCATGTGTTTCGGAGCGCGCTGGAATCATAGCAAAAAAGTAATCTTCAAATCAATTCACCACGATGGCAAGCCCGAGATGCTGAAAGAGCTGCACGCCTTGATGGACGAGGCTGACGCTATCGTCGGCTGGAACTCTAAGGGCTTCGATCACAAGCACATTCGTCGGGAGTTTCTCGAGGCTGGAATGCTACCGCCATCACCGACCGCAGACATCGACCTGATGCTCGAGGTCAAGCGTAACTTCAGGTTCCCCTCCAACAAGCTGGACTACGTGGCCCAGACCCTTGGCGTTGGTGCCAAAGTGGAGCACAGTGGGTTCGACCTGTGGATTAAATGTATGGCCGGTAACGACAAGGCGTGGGCAGAAATGAAGCGCTACCAGATTCAGGACGTCAACCTACTGGTGGAGCTATACGACAAGCTTCTGCCTTGGATTAAGATGCCTAGTGTCGCAGCGCACGATCTGGTGGAGGATGGCTGCACGAACTGTGGCTCTACCAATATTCATTCGCGTGGCATGAACGCTACTAACACCGGGAACTACCGCAGATACCAGTGTGTGGACTGCGGGACGTGGATGCGTGGCTCGAAGAGAGAGACTTCTACCTCCATGAGGAAGTTATGAAAACCTGCTTTACCTCCGAAGAGTTCGATGAGGTCGAAAACAACGCTTATCTGGTTGGCATAACGGTTGGCACTACTACTGAGCGTGCGCGGATTATTGATTTATTGAAACTAGAAGCATCGGAATGGCTGTCGCATGACGGTGGATGCGACTGCGCAATTCGGGGCGAAGAGGTTTTCAGGCTAATATCTCTTATTGAGGGAAAGAAGCCGTGAGCACCAAAACCTACAATGCCCTCCAGGAAGCCATCACAGCCCACGTGGCGAGCGAACTAGACGTCTCCGTGGTGGTAATAAGGGACTGGGTTCTGGTGGCCTCACCGAGCGACCTACAGGACGTAGAGGGGCTTGAGAATATCGTGGTACACCGCTCCGCCCACACTCCATTGTATGCCGTTACGGGCCTACTACAGTGGGGCTCGGAGACAATGGCCCCTGCCGAGTTCTTTGACTAACCAATCATCTTAATAATCACTGGCATTCCCGCAGCGACAAAGCCGGCGACCGCCATGATTTGCCAAACGCGCATCTCCACCTTGCGGATTCGTGCCTCGTGATCGGCAAAAATCTTAGCGGTATCGCGTTCGTGCTCTTCAAGTCTTTGGGTTGTGGTCGGTAGATTCTCAGCCAGTCTCTCGAGTAGCGACTTCATCTCCTGGACCTGTGTGTACACGTCCTTCAATGTAATCCTTAATGATGGTTCGGTGTCTGCCATTACAGTGTTCCGTCTTCAATCTTTTGATAGATTTCTTCAATGCTTAAATCTCCCCAAAGCTCGGCCGCCATTGCCTGCTTTTCCGGCCAGGTAAGGTCTTGGCCAGACTCGGGCAGGCACTCGAACATGTCCGTGAAGATTTGATTGACCAGTACTAACTGATTGTGCAAGTCTTTAAGTAGCATCACATTGTCCCATCATTAATTGTGCGCTGAATTGCCGACACGGTGACCGGTCCCCAGACACCATCGGGCTTTTCGCCAACGTGTTTCTGGACGGCCTTGCGGGTCGCGTCATCGAGGACGCCGGTCTTGGGCGCTCCCACCGACTGCTGAATTGCACGGTATGTCATCGGTCCGGGCTTGCCGTCGATAACTCCGGTGTATCCATGGTCCCTAAGAACCTCTTGCCAAGCTTTCCACGTTTCGTTATTAAGTCGGCCCGTAACTTTGACCGTATTATGTGATGCCGTAGGCGTGTTGCTGGCGTTGAGGTAAGGGATAGGATCGACGTGGCCAGCACTTTGGCTGGTTCGCACCTCGAAGTGTAGGTGGTTGCCCGTGGACAAGCCGGTGCTTCCGGATCGGTAGATGACATCTCCGGGAACGACGCGCTGACCAATCTTGAGCGGGCTCTTGTACGCGCCGTGGAAGTATGCTGTATAGCAATCCGATGCGTGCTGAATGATGACGACGTTGCCACCAGACTGCCTGCGCTTGGCGGCCGCACTTAGCGATGCCCAATCGGGAGAGACGTGCACAACTTTACCCTCGCCAGCTACCAGCACATCGAAGACGCCGCCGTAGTCGATACCACGGTGAAAGGTGCGCTTCTTGCTGATCGGGTGTACGCGCCATCCGAAGCCGCTGCGCATCTGCTGACCTGGTGCAGGGTTGGATAGACGATAGAGCATGTATCTATTTTAGCAGAGCGCCCAGCCGGGGCAGGGGATTAGGCCCAGTTGCCAGAAATTAAATCGCCAGCGTAGGAACCCAACGAATTAAATCTTGTGTAAGAAAGCCTCGTAACTTGATTTGTTCCAGTTGGGTTAGCGCTAAAAGCAATTTGCGGACGCAGTGTTCCGGCGGTTGAGGTTTCGATAAGGCCGGAAATCCTGAATGATTTAGTTACCGTAGTAGAGGCGGGGCTGATAACACCGTTCGCAGCGCTGTTTGGGTTTCCGGTGAATGTTACGTTAGTAGATGACGCGGGCGCTGCGGGAGCAGCCACACCGGTAGAAAACAATGAGTTGGAAAAGTCTGTAAAATACTGAATCTTGTCGATGCCAGCAGTTCCACCGAAGGCGAATGACACCGTGTGAGACGTGGCACCGGTCCTAAGCCCTACAAAGATGTCGAAAAGATACGAACTGGACGCCGGCATACTGATGCCAACTCCAAAAATATCGTAAAAAGTGTTAGCGACAACGGTGGCGACAATTGTTCTATCATTGTCAAGTCCATAAAAAAGACTGTCATCATTGAAAGCCTTACCCGAAACCGAACTAGAGGTAGTTAGAAAAGTATTTCCGTTATACTCCAGGCTTCCGGCAACGGGAGAAGTGAGACCCGGACCAGCGGTGAAACGCATTGGAGCGCGATCGGTGGAGCCGGCCGTCATGACCATGGTGCCAGATGAGCTATTAAAAATACTTTGGCCGTTTAGATTCTGATGCGTATTTACTTTAATGGTACTCATTTGTTTCTCCTAAAGAACTACCCAAACTGTGTCGCTTGGAATTGTTATGGTGACACCGTCATTAACCGTAACCGGACCGACCGTCAATCCATTATACCCCGCGGGTAAAGTTTTGTTAGCCAGATATATCGGGTCGGCAACAATCTTATCGAATGTCAGGCTGCTCCACTCGGTGTCGTAGTCGTCTCCGGTTGATTTTGCCAGTACTTGACCGGTAGTCCCACCCGGAACGACCCCCGCCCCGTATCCGGTTACAGCAGAAGCTACAATGCGACCACGTCCCAAAGTTATCGATTCGGTTCCGCTGTGGTTGGCCACATAAACCGCAACTTCCGAATCGTCGGGGACGTTAATAATCCAAGATGTTACAAGCTTGGCCTCCGCGCCAGCCTGACCGGTCGCGGCCCTACACTCAGTTGCGTCTATCTGCGCGCCATCTATTGCCAGTTTGATACCCAGTGTTTTATTTGAAGAGCCAACAGAAGCGTCAATCGATGCGTAAAAACGTAGCGTTCGTTCGTGCCCAGAAATATTTTTCAGGGAGAATCCGTCCGTGCCGACTACCATGTCCAAGTCGGTTGCCGTATCGAGCGTCAGAGTCAGCCCCGTGGATTGATAAACGCCCTGAGTGGCAATTGAAATTGTACCGCTGGTGGTCTTGGACGCCTGACCCTGCTGGGGGGTGCCGTTCGCAATCGGTCCCTCTGGCCCAACCGGTCCGATGGGGCCCTCAACGCCGCGAAGGCCGTCAGAAAATCTGTATTTAATAATAAAATCGTAATCGGGGTCGCCGGTTAGGTTGGGCAGATTGAATGTGTTGACTCCGTCGCCATCGCCGTAAAAGGTTCCGGTTGCGGCAAACAATTGTACATAAACAGTTCTTGAAACCGCCGACCCGTCACACAGGAACCAGTTATCCGGTGGCGCTGTAACCTTGGGCCAGCGAACAATAATACCCGGAGCCACGGCAGCAACCGACCTTTCATCAATTTCGATGCGGTAGGTATTGAGTGCGTTTTGTATCGAGGAAGCTTCGGCGGCGCTAATCGCAGCGGCCGACATTTTGGCGGTGGAGTCTGCGTAATAAATACCGTCAGGAGTAGTTAATGGCATTATTGTCTCCTAGCATCTACTTGCGCTCTTAGAATGCCGAGGCTTCTCTTGAGATCAGCCAATTCCTTCTCGACCTCCGCCTTCCAGCGCTGGTCGTCTCCTTGCGATTGAATACTATTTATGGGCATAATTCATTCTATCAAAGTTATAAAAATTCTAAGAACCCTGTTCGCCGATTTCGGGGTAGCCCACTTCTCGGAATGGAAATATTTTCTGATCCTGAACCTGATTTTCCCCCCACAAATCATCGTGCACGGATACATCGATGTCGCCCCATAGCGAATCAAATTGCCCGACAGTTACATATTCCGTGGCGGAAAATTCTACCGAAAGGTTCCCAATGGTGGCATCGTTAACCCTGTATATATTATCTCTGTATTGGATAAGAGACCCTGCCACGAAGCCAAATCCTTCGATTGCCGACACCGGGATTGTCCCGGTTAGAGTAACATTAGGGCCGGCCGCAATGTCGGCTGCGGTTGAGCCAAGATCGTAAGCCTGCTCCAGCGTGTTAATAAATGGATTATTAATAGTCGTGGCGGTAACTCTTGTAACCCTATCGGTGGGGGCCCCTGTTAATATTTCTACGTTTTTTATGTCGAACAAAACGCCGGAGCCAATGATTGCTAGAGCGCCACTATCTGCCCCCTCCCCAGAAGAATACGCAACACTATAGGGGGCCGTCGTTCCCGGTATCTCCTGCCTGGGCCCCTTGAGTCTAACGTTTATCGAGTTTGGGATTTGCGTGTTTATGGAAACCTCAAGAAGTCCCTCGTAGTCAGCCCACTGCTGGGGCAAGATGGGAAGGCCGGTCTGGTCAATAATTCCGTAAACGCTAAAAGGGAAACTGCCGGCCTCTATATAGGTCAGGTATTGCTCAACTTCAATCAGAATTGGCTGCTGTACAAATGACGGCGAGCCTGGTGTTTCTACCGTTGTTGTAATATCTTCCCCAAAGCTTGCGGTAAAGATTCTATTATTGTCTTCCAGCGAATAATATAGTAAGCCCTGAGAAAGAATGCTTGCGTTGGTATAGGAGACATCAATAGCCTGACCAGACGAGGCGGTCGTCGGCGTGATGTTTGGCTGAGGCGCAATGTTTGTAATGTCTATCAGCCTTACCCCGATGTTTCGTGCAGTTGGCAAATTGTCAACCACGCTAACTTCCGCCCTGCTCGAAGTTGCCGCATCCTGGACATAGTCCCAAACGTTTCCAATTAAAGATGGGACCGACCCGGACAGCGAAAAGTTTCCGTCAATAGCATACTCCGGGTTCCTTTCGTATTCAAAAACCTCGTCGGGCCCCAGTGTTCTAAGGTTGTTGGACACGCAGAGCGACCTAATGTTTCCGGAAATTTGAACCCGCTGCGTAACGGCATCCCGAGCGTCCGTTTCGTATTGAAGTAGAACGCTAACCGGAGCGCTAAAATCTGATACTGGACAAACCGAAACAAGTAAATCATATTCGTATGTGACCGCAAGTGTTACCTGATTAACTTTGGACACTCTTTGATATTGAACCGTTACCGCTATCTCCTCGTTCAAATCAATCGTTGACAGAGAAGTGCTTTCGGTTGTTTGCACCCTGGTGCCATCTAGAGAGTATTCCGATGTAGCGGTTAGTGTTTCGTCTTCGTAGTCAATTGTTATATTAAAATCTTTCCCGCCGTAAACGGAGGGAAAGGATGGGTTGCCCACCCAAGATACCGAGCAGTTCTCTCCGGACAAAATAGTCTTAAACCTTATTGCGTTTAGGGAGCTGATTGATGGACTGATTGGGTTTGGCACGAAGTAGAGTGTGTCAGTTGTTACGTTTTTTGCATAAATATTATTACCAATAATTTCGTACGCATTTGTTGTTGGCGTGTATAGCCTCACCTCGTAATCTAAATCTGTCTCAACGCCCGGAACAAATTTTCCGTTCACATCAAATCCGGCTACGTGTCCGGCCAGAGAGTAGAATACCGGGTCGTAGGTTCCCGGACTATCAATTCTTGATTCCGTTGGGAAGAGTTCTAATACGATTAAAACTGAAACCACCGTTGATGGCGCACCCTCGCCGTCTGCGTTGACGGCACGCACCCTAAAGTAATAAACCTCGCCCTGATCCAAGCCGGTAAACAATCTGTTATTGACTTCTGGGTCCACGGATGCCGATGATACTCCGGTGGCAAAAGTTGCGTCTTTACTATATTCAATTTTAAATGAACTAACGGGGTTTATCGCCAAACTTTGAGTTGCTGGAGTAAAGGCCACGAGGGCAGAGCCGGCAAAGAATGAGTTAACCGTAACGCTTGTTGGTGGTAGCGGGGGAACTAAACCCACAACCTTATCAAAAGTTTCGCTCCATGGCGAGTATGATCCTATAGAAGTATTTTCGGTCCAGGTACCAAAAAATTGTCCCTGGGTAAATACGTTACCATTTCTCATTCTTACTCGGCAATAGTGAATACTATTATTTGCAATGGCGTTAAACATCGAGGTACCAAACGTTGCGCCCATAAGAAAACCATTGGCGCCAAATTGACCTATGCTATTAGAAACAGTAGGGTTGGTATAAGTTTTGGTGTTTACTAAAAATGCCGGGTCGGTAGAAACTTGTATTTGGGCACCGGCCAAGGCGGAGCTTCCAACTGAAGTCGGATAATTCCATGTTATATATAAATACGGGGCAACCCTGGGGAACGGGTCGGGACTCCAATAGCCGTCAAGATCTGGAGTAAAATTTAAGGTCGCTTGAGTAATAACCGATGGACCGGGTGCCGTCATTCGAACGCCTCCACGTTGACCCTACTTCTACCCACTAGCTGGCTTGCCATATCAAGCGCGGACCAAACAGAGCCGGCACCGAGCGGCGGTATAAATCTTTCCGCGTCAAGTAAATCTAAAACGGTGGAGTGTGTAATGGAAGCAACGAGCCCACTGTCGGAAACGGTTTTCACGACCCCGCGAATTTCCCCCAGACCGTCATCGTGCGTTGTGATGGCGTCGTTGTTAACGAGCAGCAAAGAGTTTTCTTTGGCCTTCGCGTTTATTGTAACCGATCCGGTGCCACCGGCGCGACCGCCAATCTCAACGGGTGAAACAAACTCCTGGACCGACCATCCGGGTTGATTGTCGCCAATGTCGCCCTCCCCAGATATCTGAATATTTATCGCCAAGCGCCAACCTCCATCATCTCAAAGGCCGTGGCCTTGCGTGGTGGGTCTATATAAACATATGACTCCTGCACGACGGGGGTGGCGAACTCCACCCCGGTGTGACCCTCGCCGTGGATGTGGTTGCTAATTGCGGGTGTCGTGTTGCTATCGGTAATCTGAGCCATCATTGACGTGAGGTTTAGCACTGAAGTGGGTGTGACTGTTGTTGGCATTGATATTTTTACTGCTTGATAAGTGTCGCCACTAAAAACTCTATTCATCCTAACGCTGCCGGTGGCGCTAAGTAGGGTTAGATTAACGGCAGTGTCTTCTGCGTTGTTGGCAAGTATTGGAACAACCCTTACAACCGCAGCCCCCGTGGCCGATCCGGATGCCCCCAGGTGCAAAAACTTTCCGGGGGGAATTGTAATAGTGCAATACGAGTTGGCTCCGGTAATTGGCTCAATATTACTAAGATTAAAAACAGCAGTTTTTGCGGGTTGCAACCTGGTATTAGCGGCCGTGTTGACAAAAGTTGGGGTTATGTCAGAAATGTTCTTCCAGCCCTTATTGATTAAAGCCGGGGTCGCCCACGCCGGGGGCAACACATTAGTTGCGTATGTATACGGGTCAACAAAAAAGAATGGACCGTCCCCGTGGAAACCGGATGCGAATCTGGAGTAACCATTAATTCCCTCGTAGTCCTCAACCGTGCCAGAAACCTGAAACGAAAACATTTTTCTAAACTGATTGGACCTTCTAATATCTCCGCCGCCATTTTCAAACTCAATCGCTTCGACATAGGACGCGCTAGAGGAACTCGATTGGATCGATGGCGCTGGCAATAATTCCATATGCACGCCAGGTATCCCGAACCAAAGCTTCTTACTCACGGACGGCCGCCTTCCGAAATGATTGACTTGTTGCCCTTGTTTGCAGCGCGAGCTATCTCCCTCGAGTCTACGGACACAATGATATCACCAGAGCCGCCGACCGACCTTAAGAGGTTTCTGTCAACGGGTGACAATTCAACTATCATCGCGCTGGCCGGCGAAGAGGAACCAACCGGACCGCCGACATTGTAGCTGCGCATACCGTTCTGCAACTGCGCCAGGAATGATGAGTCTGGCATTCCGGTTGACTGGTTTACATACTTTTTGGGAACGACATACTCACCCTTGTGGACAATGCCGGCCGGCTCCATTGTCCCACCCTGCCCGGTGAAGCCGCCGCGGGAGTATCCTCGGAGATTTCTGAGCTGTCTCTCCAGTGTTTCTAGCTCTCGCTGGAGTCTATCCCTAGTGGTCTGCCACGCCGCAAGGTTTCCCGCTCTTGCGTACAGCCCACGGTCCGAGTTGTGCGCCGAGATGAAAGTTCTTTGCCTGTTTATCTGCCTTTCCACCTCAGCAACTTGGGCAGCACTACCGCCGCCGCCACCCCCACCCCCACCGCCCCCACCGAAATTGGGCTGACCCAGGGCTGTATTTAACGCCCTCGCGGCATCGATGTTTTTATTGAGGCTAGCATTGAGTTCATTAAGTGCCTGGAGTGCGGGGTTGACATTGGCGTCTACCGTAACGTTGCGCGGAACTTTATCTATTGCCGTCTGCACGTCATCGAACGCCTTGGCGTACTCTAGGACAACCGACTCCTGGAAGCCAAGCTCGGTTGCCTGCTGAATAAATTCTTGTCTAGCTTGCTGCGTTGCCGCTGTAAGCTCGGCCTGCGTCGCACCAGATTCCGCAAGAGCCGTAATGTAGTCTTGGTATTCCCCAACCAGGCCAAGAAGGGCGCGCCTGTTCTGAATAGATGCGGGATTGGAGCCGGTTAGGTTGCCGCCGGTAGCGGCTTGAGATTCTTCCAGTCTGCTGGCGTTCTCGGCCTGCTCGCGGTCTAGTTCGGCAATCTCGTTGCGCAGCTTTGCCGCCCTTAAGGTATCGCCATACGCCTCGGCAACCGATAAGAAGTATTCTTTAATTGCCCTATCCGCGCCAAGGCTTTGCTGGGTAGCTTGTAGCTCTTCAATTTCTTTTCGCGCATCTTCTACTCGATCTGCCAGGTCGGCCCACGATTCGGCAATGTCGTCAATCGCCATTGTTTCAGCAAATCTAATATCAAACGCGCGGCTAAAGACTTGCTCGAGGTCGGATGCGTAATCAAGTAGCGTGCGAACTTCTTTCTGCGCGTTCTGTACGCCACGGTTGAAGTTGTCGAGGTTGATGTTGGAAAGACCACCGCCGGCAGTGTTAATAAACTGCTGCACCTGTGCCTCTGTCATACCGAACTGTGCGCCGACCTGAGAGATTGCTTGACGAAGAATCTGTAGTGATGGTGCCGACTGACCTCCAGCCGTTTTGGATAGGTGTACGAATAATGCGGCAAGATTAGCAACGCCTTGTTCGGCGCTTCCCGACTGAGCCAAGATGGCTCCGATAGCATCTTGCATCTCGTCGCTGGCATACAAAGCCTCGCTTCCGGTTTCGCCGAAAGCCTCACCCAGTGCGAAGATTGCGTCCTCCGTGTCTCTGCCCAAGTTGATTGCCTCAAACATGGAGTTGGTGAGCTTATCGAATTGCTCAGCAAGGGTCTCCGCCCTAGCGCCAGCTCCACCCATCTTTGTTCCGGCATCTTCAGCACCAGCGCCAATGCCACTAAATAGGTTGACAAGAGGCTCTGCCTTAGAAATGAGGAATTCCATTTTATCCTCGACCGTTGTCAGGCCCTCTGGCATTCCCTCGATTCCTAGGGTTCCGAGGTCTGCTGCGGCAGCCAATTGGAGCATGGCCTGTGTCAACAATAGTGCCATCTGTGACGTTCCCTGGCCCTCGTCCTTGAGCCTTTGCAGTACGGCGTTCATGTCTCCCAGTCGGTCTTGAACGCTCCTGAATTCATTGCCCGCCAGGGCGACAATCATTTCCTGAAAGCTTTTGGATGTAACGTCCGATGTGTCTGCGCCATTGGCGAGTTCGTCGAAGAATTTTCCAACAGCGTCGCGTCCGGCGCCCGCCGCATTCTCTGCGCCGAACAATGACTCCATTAGACCGTCTACCTCGCCAGCAGCAAGTGCCGCCTGGGCCTCAAGTTGGGGCATTCCCTCGTTGAGAATATCGTTTGCCTTTGCGAGCTCGAGAATTCTTTCGGGATTGCCCGCCTCCACGTATCCAGTGAGAGCGTCCTTGGCGGCGTTTATTGCATCTATTTCGTCACGGTTCTGAAGGAATAGTGTACTAAAGAATGCTCCAGTAGAGGAGTACATATTCGTTGCTTTATCAATCTCGGCAAATACTTCATCAAGCCTAGCGCTTGCCTCTTCCGGGTTTCCTATGATTAAGTCGGTAAAACTTTCAAAATTATCAAACTGGCCAACGAACGCCGTGCTTACTTCTGGTATTGAAAGGGCCCCTTGGATTTCCGGGCTCTCCGATGCCTGCTGGCGCAAGTAGAGTGCAACATTTTCTCCGAGTATTAGATACTCGTCCGCGGCTTTTTTGGCCGCCTCGGCCTCGGCATCAAGGCTCGACACGAGATCGCCCGATGTAGATACAGAGTCTCCCTGGACATCAAGTAATCTTCTGGCCTTTTCTTCTTGTAGCTCAGTGGCGGCTGCTTCTTTCTCTTTTGCTACTGCAACTCTTCTGCTTAATTCGTCAATTGCCTGAAGATAAAAGGGTTGGTCACTGCTTGTTTTCTCAACACCAATTTGAGCCTTTTCGAGAACCATATAGCCCTCGGCCGCTTCTTTTGCGGAATCGGAAAGTTTGCTGTACCCATCCGCATCGGCCTGCAAAGCCTTCGATAAGCCGGCCTGGTCGGAAAGCAAGCTGTTCGTTACTGATTGAACCTGCTGCACGCGCTGTCCATAGGCGGACATAATCCCACCCACGACAGCGATAGCAACACCAATCGCACCGAAAGCCAGGGTCCCGAACTTTATTGTCGTAGCAAGCCTCATGAAAGAAGCGTTGGCCGTGAGCGCACCAAGTCCAGCTGACTGTAAACCCTTGGCGCTAAAAATAGCCCTGAAGCCAAGAAGGCCAAGGTCGACACCCAGTGTTCTAGACGCAAACACAAGCGCGCTGAATCCAGCAATTAGTGCGGTAAGAATTGCTCCCGCGGCAGTAGCGGCGGATACTACAAGGGCCAGCGCAATAGCAACACCGGAAAGAATTTGACCCGGAGTGGTGGCAAGGAAGTCTGTAATTCCGGCGGTAACATTGCTGAGGGAAGCGAACAATTGAGCAAGGCCGGGGATTGACTGCCCCACGGTTGCGGCAAGTAGTTCAAAGTTTTGTACAAGTCTACGAAGTTCTTCTGCCGTGGTGCCGGCAATAATTGCGTATTGCTCTTGAATCTTTTGACCGCGATCGAACTCATCATTGCTTAGAGCAACAAGACGGCGAACCTCGTCAGAGCTTTGCGCCAAACGTAGCAACGCTGGAATGTCGCGCACGGAGGTGATGCCGAGATCGCGCAGGGTTCTCTCGGCGTCGCCAGCGGTCTGGCCCAGGCCATCAAAGAAGTCTAGGATTACATTGATTGATTGCGAAGTTCCCCACGCTGAGGTAAATTCTTCTGCGCTCCTACCCGAGAGTCTAGAGAACTCCTCGAGCTCGTATCCACCCGTTGCCACAGCAGCGCCGATATCAGAGAAGAGCCTGGTTACAACACCACGCGCAAGTTCCGGTGCGATACCGAGCGAGGCCAGCGATCCGGAAAGACCAATAATATCTGCAGCGCTAAGTTCAGCCAAGTTACCCATCGAGGCAATCTGCGTAGCCACGCCAACAATCTGAGATTCTGTAGCAATAGAGTCAACACCGACCGCGAGGATTGCGGAGCCCAACTCGGCGAACTGACCCTCGGCACCATCGATGAGCATGGTAAGTCTACCGAACGCCGTTGCAGCAGCCTCCACAGTAAGGTCGGTGGTTGCGGAGAACTTGGCCACGTTGTCAGTAAAGTCAGCAACAAGTTCTGTAGAAATACCCAACTGTCCGGCCAGTGTGGCTATGTCGGTGATTTCAGTCCAAGAAATTGGCGTTGCTTGGCTAATGTCCCTAAGCGCCCCAAGAAGCTGGTCCCTGGCCTCGTTAGCAGCCTGCCCCGCCAAGTCACTTGTGCGGACTACGTTGGCAAATTCTCTTTCGTACTTAATGGCAAAGCCGATTGGCGCTACGGCAAGGGCGGCAGTGGCGAGGGCTACCTGACGAAGACTGCTGGAGATGTCATAAAGAGCGTACCTAAGTGCCGGCTTGCTAATTTTTTCAAGCGCTTCGCCATAAGCTTTGGTCGCAGCAATGCCTCTCTTGAGACTATCAATCTCTCGCTGGCGAACTTGAATCTGTGCGTTCTGCCCACCAATAGAACGCCCCAGTGCCGCTCGCTCTTCCTTGAGACTAGCAATCTTGCGTTGTCTGGCTGCGGTAAGCTTCTTATCGGCAGCAAGCTCTTCGTTAATCTTGTCAATGCGCTGACGATTAGAGGAAACGTTCCCTTCGGCTTTTTTGTTCTGCGCCTCTAACTGCTTTAGCCTCTTTGTTAGTTCGCCAATTCTTTCAATAATTTGGTCAGCATTACTTGATATGTTAATGCTGATATCACTGGTGGCCAAAGGGATTCCTTACAGGATGCGGGCGTTATATATATTCTACCCCATTACGCTTTTCTGCCCTGGAGTATATGTGGGCCAGAGTTGCGCTGCTGAACATTGGACATCCCGTTCTTGCGATGCTGTTCGTCTAGCCATTCTTCTCGGGTTGGCATATCTCCACCGTCAATAACCTTCGGTTCGGCTACATAATATTTTCCGTAAGACTTTGACTTCTTCTTCGAGTCGGACTCTTGCGCCCTCTCAATGGACGCTCGAGACTTAGAGAAGCGAGCTTTGGCGTCAAAGGTTACACGATCAGACTCATCCCACCATAGTGGAATACCATCCCTGTACCAATCCTCCAGGATATAGTGCGCCTTGAGTAGTCGGTAGTCCCACATCGTCCACTTCTTGTGCGATGGGTCGCTAAAAATAACAGCAATGGGTGGTTGCCCCGTACCGACCGCGGCCTTGAGGTAGGTCGCTATGAACCTATTCTGTGGCCAGGTTAGGGCTTCGCTAAAAAATCCTCACCAGTGTCCATGGTGAAGATTGCCGTAGACGCCCTCAGCTTTTCAATGGCCTCATTGATTCTTACCATTGCGTTCAGCGGGAACGATTCGCGCATCGTGCGGATGGTGGAGTAGGCAAACTCTGTTTGCTCGTCGCCATCGGGGTTTACAATCTTCTGGATATGACCTTGCCACAAGTAGTCAGTAAAGAGTGCGTCACGTTCCGGTGAGTTTTTTTCAATCTTATTAGACTCGACACCGATAAGACTAGAGATACCGCTCTGTGCTTGATACTCGACGGGATACTTCTTTACTGCCTGACGGTAAAACTCTTCCCTCTTACCCTCGGAGATACCCATAAGATGCACGGTATATTTGGAGGCAACCAGTCGGGCTTGGGTCTCGTTACGCTTTGTTGTCAACTCTTCGCGCTGAACATTTTGTTTTTCTGTAAGCCCCTCGAGTTCCTCTGCAATTGTAGAGAGTTCGTACATGGCTGCTTCGTCCATGTAAATATCAATCTCGGTCTTGGGGTAGCCACGCTCTTGTAGAACCTGGACAATATTAAAAGTGCCGGGTGCCTTGGCGGCTTCTACCGACTCAAGGATATCTTCTTCTGACAATGTTCCTCCTAGTTTGTGAACACCTTGATACTATCACAGCAAAGAAAAAACCCCCGCCGAAGCGAGGGCCTTTCCCGTCCTAAGGTAGTTAGGAAACTGTTACAACACAAGTGTCGCTGTTGCCGTTGTTTGGCCATGTTCCAGTAATGGTAGCCGAACCGTTTGAAAGCGCAGTTACAACACCGGCGGTGGAGACCGTAGCAACCGCAGGGTTGCTGGACTTCCACTGAATGCCATAGGTGTAGTTGCGTCCACCAAGAGTGGCGCTCAGCTTGCTAACAGCAGGATCGGTCACAGCCAAGGTGGCTGGCAACACAACTGGTGTCAGGGCCGAACCGATGACCGTGCGAACAGCAAAGTCACCCTGGGGGAGCATGGTTACCGTATAACGGAACGCTTCCTCACCAACAATAGACTCAGCGTATCCATCGGTCATTACCTTGAATACGTGCACAAGTTGACCGTTGGCGGCCAATGGGTTGGTGCGCTCGCCATCGATACGGATGACAAGGTAACCCTTAGTGCGTGGTGCGTCAAGCGCGTCGTAAGCCAGCGAGTAAACACTGGATGCGTCGTCAAAGTCGCGTGGGTAGTAAAGGGAAAGCGATCCACCGAAGTTAGTAAAACCACGGTCAATGACTTTACCAATAGCGGTGATGGCTGGGTCATCCAGCTCATTGCTCGCCTCGAGGTTGAAGTCAAAATCGTTCCAAGAGATAGCGTCCGAGATGTCCAACGATGCGTTGATCTCGGCTGCTGTGGGGGCCTGGTAGTTAGCGAAGGCGTTTTCCAATGCCCACCATACACGGATGTTACCGCTTGCGGGTACTCTTACGTCAGTCATTAGGAGTTAGTCACCTCGTAGTTCCAGTTCACGAAGTCGTTGTTAAGGAACGACTGGCTGATGCGAAGGTTCTCGCCGCTAGCGGCAACATCAATACCAAAGTCAGTCTTAACGCCAACCATCTTTACGCGGTCGTCCACAGCGAATGGAGTATCGCTGCGTCCGCCCACACGGAGGATTGCAATATATTCAATGTCCGGCCAAGCCAAAAGGTCAAAGGCCAGGTTGTACTCACCGGCGGCAGTAACGTCAGCGTCGCGGAACGCTTCGAAAACAACCTCGGGGTTGTAGAACGTGGGGGTAGAAACGTTGCCGGCGTCACAGAATGTAACTGAATCGTCGGTGTCCGAATCTCCCAGCGTGAAAGTGGTTCCGTCCTCATTGAGCGCACAGGTGATGTTGTAGACCAGGCCGTCTGCGTTGGTGCTTGCGTCGAACCAGTCGTTCAATTCAGCAGCAGTTGGAGCGGTACGGTCAGCAAATGCCTCCGGGTGCGCGAGGAGGAACGTAATATTCTCACGGTAGAGTCTTACGTTTGCCATTAGTTCTCTTCCTCAATATCGATATTGGATGTAGTCTCTTGCGCGTCAGTCTCTTTTTTCTTCGCGAAGAATCCAGAACGCAGTTCTTCCTTGCCCTCTACCGTGCCAGGTTTGTACATGACGGGGTTGTAGGGCTTTTTATCCGCATCAACGGGCACCAAGATGTCCTTGAATTTTGGGTGAAGAAGTGTCTTGGGTGACACGTCAGCGATCTGTCCGGAGACAGTATTAAGCGCAAGTACCATAGACCCAGTTTACCACTAACTAAGAGCCTATATACGAGTCCGGGTTCTCTGAGTTGAATCGGAATCCAAGTGTTCCAATACCCAAATAAAGATGTGGCGAACCGTTCCTATCTGTTACCGGAAACACAGTCTGCCCCAGCGTGGGCGTCAATGCCGCACCGTTTGATATCTTCCAACCAATCAGTTGGTCCATAAAAAGATTCAATACCTTGCGCGCAATTCTTGGCGCTGGTGCCACTGCAATAATGTCAAATCTAGATGAGTACTCATCGTGTCGAACTCCGGCAAAAGATGCGTTAGCTACCTCGCGGGTTAGCCCGCTCCAACGGATAACTACAAAGGGTTTTGTTTTTCTGTCTATACGCATGAGGTATTCGTCATCAAGAACCTCGTCTTCCTTGACCTCGTACTGCGGAAAAGATGTCTCAATATGTAAAGCTATTTCGTCCTGAATAGCCACCAGGTCTATGCCATTCATGCTTTGTTAATCCTCCTGGTAATTCTGGACTTGTATTTTGTTGTCAGTCTTGGCAATTGAGATTCGGCGTCAGCGCCAGAATCCCGAAGAGCAAACATTCCCTTGGTGTTCTTGTAGCCACCAAACGGGTTACGCATGATTACGGGACCGCCGTTGACAATTCTAAGCCTACCCGAACCAGTATAAGCCGCAATGAATTTGTTCTTGAATCCAGTCTCCTGGTATTCAAAGTATTCCTCAAAGTTTCTTATCCAACCAAACTCGGCAGAGACTCTGGTTCCGGAAGCATTCGAACCGACAAGCGAAACTCGAGCATCTACGGAGTCGTACATCTTTCCAGTTCTAATTCTTCCCGGTCCCTTGTTCAATCCAGCAGCCGCGGCCGCGGCGCTAAACTTCGTCCCCCTCTGCTTGATGTATTCGCGCATTCTTTCTGCGCCAAATTCAGCAAGCTCCTCGGCCATTAGCTTGGATTCCTGTTTAATTATTTCTTTAGCAGAGGCGAGTTTTCTTTCCAGGCCGGAAATATTTATTGTGATAAACCGTGCCATTATGAACCGCCGGAATCCGCAGTGGACTTGACATCAGCGTCACACTCGATAGTTCTGTTCCATCCGTAGGAGGAATTGATAGCGGATCGCACGGTAAGAATCAGGTTCTCGAGAACCACATCTTCCCCGCCGTCGGTAATCCTAATTTGCATACCCTCGCGAATAAGGGAAAGGTTGGCGTCATAAGGAACTTGAATCCTAACCCCCCGGACGGCACCCTGCATGATGTCCATATCCGGCAATCTCTCTGTTTTGATTGGCTGTACCCTGGCCGACCCAGACCAAATTACGGTCTCCGAGTTGGAGATGTAGTCGTTAGTAAACTCATCCCACTCCTGCTCGCGAATGTTTGTATCAATGATTTCTATTTGAGCGTTATACCAGCGCGCAACAGCGGCGCGCATTTCCATAGCAATGCTGGCGAAGTCGATGGGCGAGCTACTAGATACCGGCATTAGTTCCACCAGGTGTAGTCTTCGTACTCCCGTTCCGCGAAGTCCATGTAGTGATCTTTATCGACATACATTGCAACCAGGTTAAAGTATTCTGAGGACTCGTCAGCAAGGGCCTCTTGGCGCAACTGAGCCGCAATCTTGCGAAGCGATTCGGCAATGCGATCGCCATTGACAGTAAGGTCGTCGCTGGACCAGGACTTGAGTAGTAGTGCCTGAGAGGAGGCAATCGTCTCCATCGCACGGGCGGTAGCCAGCTTGACGTTCTCGCCATACATTTCAAGGAAAGCGTTGATTTCATCATCGCTAAAATAAAGGTATTCACCGACGCCACTAATAACATTAGTAGCAACCGTGTCACCTAGAAGTACTCTTACTTTTCCGGTATCGGAATTGAAGTTAACAGGAGAGACGCCAAGGTTTGCCATGTTCTTATTTTACCGCATAAAAGGGAACCCCGCACCGGAGCCGGGGAAGGGGGGTTAGGCTCGACGGTGCGGGGAATCCAGCAGGAGGGGCTGGTATTACAAAGTTATCATAAAAATGAAGTACTATTTGAGTGTGCCCAGACTTGCCGTTGTTCTCACATTGTACGACAGATTAGAGTATTTAGATAGGCAAATATCAGAACTCGGCGCTCAGCGCAATCAAGATTTTGATTTGTATATATGCAATAACAGCGCGCAAGATGTATCGTTTCCTGGCGCCCGTGTATATAACTACTTCAACAAATACAAAATGTACGGCAGGTTCTATCTAATCAGGGACCACATTGCAAACGCCGACTACGATATGGTGCTGCTCGTGGATGACGACGAGACGTTTCCGCCCGACCTAATAGACGAATGCTACCGACAGTTCGACGAGTGTATCGTAAAGTCCTTCTGGGGCTTCCAGACGTACCAGGATTACTGGGTGAGGGATAGACTGCGGGGCGACTGGAAAGGCGATTACGCGGGCACTGGTGGCCTGCTGAGCCCTATTGAGCTGTGGCGTGTCCCCGAAGTTTATGAGGCACCGGAAGAATATTGGATTATAGATGATCTCTGGTTGTCTCACTGCATATTGAGATATACCGACTACTTGATTATGGGGCTCAACGTTGCAATTACCTTCTATAAAGATGAGGGAAAGAAGGCAACGTACTTATCAATCAAGCCATTGAAGTCAGCGTTTCATAAAGAATATATTATGCCTTACCGCAGAGCCATCGAATAGCGTTGTGCAGTTCCCCAATCTGTTTAGAAAACTCTTTGGATAAATTGAACGCACGGGCCTCGGCCTTCTGGGAATACTTCTGATAAGTCCGCTCGTCGTCAAGCGACTTTATTAATCTGACAAAAGAGTTTACGTCGTCGGGCTCGGCAAGCATTCCAGCGTCTCCAACTGATTCGACCAGGCCACGAGCATTTGAGCCAACGACAGGTATCCCTGATGCCATTGCCTCGACAGCAGCCCTGCCCCAGCTTTCGTACTTTGAGGGCATAAAGAATATTTTCGTCTGAGCGTAAATCGACTTCATGTTGCCAGTGTTTTCTACCACGCTCACGTTGCCCAACCTCTTGACTATTTGAGTTCCATAGCCACCCCTCACTGCCAGGAACTCTCGATCGCTAAGAATTTCCGCAACCCGCCAAAACATATTGACACCCTTGATGTCAATGAGATTTATAAATGTAATCTTGCTCGCGTCTTGTCGCTCGGTTTTGTAAGTGTCAATGTCCGTGTGTGGATTGACAATCATCTTGGTTAGATTGTTAATCTTTATTCCGTCGTAGACCCACTTGGAGTTCGCGACTACTAAGTCGGAATTTGTTGTATTTAATCTAAAGAGTTTTACGGCCTGATCATTGTGAACGAAATGAACAATCGGTTTATTGATTGACTTGGCGTGGGTTATGGCGTGCTTGGTATCGTGATTTTGCGTGAAGACAATATCCGCATCAAACTCATAGACCTGTGAGTACTTGATAATCCGTATTCCGTCTACAACCTTGTGCTGAGGATTTGGCTGCGCCACCATAACTTCGTGCCCAAGATTGCGCAGGGACAAAAGTATTTCATGCAACATCAACTCAGCGCCGGCCCGAGTGGATGGTGGATATAGATTTACATAGGCGAGAATTTTAGCCATTGGCCCAACCATGCAGCCCTGGCAAAGATTTCAACAATTGCTCATCCCTAAATCCTATGTGTGTTATGTAAGCGTCGTATGGATTGTCCGCCCAGAATCCAACCGTAGCGCTACTGTCAAGCTTTAGTAACTGTATTCCAAAATCATACTCGTGGCTTGGTGTGTTGGGATACTTGTTGTCAAGCACTCTTCTATGAAACACTGATGGATTATGCGCCCAGAAGTAGAAGTGCCCTCTTGTTTCGTACCAGTGGTCTCGCTTTATCGCAACTTGCCCCTTGTCATCGTTTAAGTGATGCAACAACAGGCTGCCAGCATCCAGATCAAGACGATGGTATTCGGAGTGCCACACCGTGCGGGGAACGCGCATCTGGATAATGTGTGGATTATTGCATAACTCATATATTACGCTCTGAACATCTAGCGGCCTGAATAGCATCCAGTCTTCTTCGATTCCAAGGAAGTAGTCAACGTCAAGCTCGCGCAACGTGTCGAATATCTTCTGTACCGCTATGGCTTGACCGGCCACGCCACTGGATATGGGAACAATCGTAAAGTCCTGGCCGTAATTATTGACAAGCCATTTGACGTGCTCAGGGTCGCCGGAGTCATCGAAGATATAACTATACTTAGGCTTGTCTACCAGATTTGCCAGCCAAGAAGCTATGGTTCGCTCTATGTATCCGCGTCTACCGTTCCCTAAAATATACCAAGCGTAATCCATGCTTCTATTTTAGTGCAAACACTCCGGACTTATTAGTGGCATTTGGACCTGGCAATGTAAAGTTCGTTTCTTTTTCATTTATGCCATCTTGATACACCATTGGATCAGTGAGCCCGTAAACCTCAAAATACTTTACGAGCTCGGCGTTCGCCTTGTCTACTGGTTCGGATACTGATACAAGAAAGTCATATGACCTCATAAGTAATTTGGCATAATCTCTATTGAAGTAAACAATGCCGTGCGTTGAGAGCATATTGTAAATCCGATATAAATCTCTACTGTGTTGCTCAACTGATATGCGTGTGTGCCCCGTGCCATTGTAAATGCCCCAGCGGGATATGCCGACGTACAAAGCATCGGCGCTGTCCGGCACATCTATTGTGGTGTTTGGGTTTTTTATGAAGATGTCATCTTCGAATATTGCGAATGGGCCACTTGTTGATTCAAGAGCGGTGCCGATTGCCTTGATGTGCGCCATGGTGCAGCCAACAATTTTGCCCAGGCCCTCGATGCCGGAAATTCTTGTAACGCTTTCGAACCCAAGAATCTTTAGAACGGATTCTGTAGATTCTTTTTTATGGACATCGGCATCCATGTTTATGTAGAACGCCGGAATCTTATTTATTTCCATTGGTCAAGAATACAACACAAAGGCCCCCGGTTTCCCGGGGGCCAAAGTGTTTGTTTTTGTTAGGAGCCTGCTGCGCCAGTCGAGTAGCGCAGACCATCCTTGGTGATGTTGTACGCCTGTACAACGTGGCGGATACGGGTCTGAACGTCGTCCTCGTCGAAGCTACCGTCACGAACGGGGACCTCTCCACCGGCGAGGGTGAAGTGTCCGTTGTCCTTGATGGAGATAAGAGGAGTGCGTGCGCCCGAGAGGAAGACCTCCCAGAAGTACGGACGGGTGTTCAGGTCCGGAATCACGAACCACCATGCGTCAGTCTGTCCACCCGAAACCGTGTCGAGAGCATTGAACTCGATTGGGTTGAATGGGCTGGTGATGAACGATGGGTTCAGGATTGTGGTCTCAGAACCGGAAACGCGCTCGATCTGCGAGATAGCAAACAAGTTACGAACGGTCATCGCGAGCGAGGTGCCGTAGACGAGCTTGTAGTTGTTTGCGACCACGCGGTTGCCACCAACGGTGTCTTCGCGCGATGATGCCATAGCGTTCTCGAGGGCGGTAAGGCTCAGGGCTGGGTTACCAGCAAGGCCCTTGCCCGAGAAGCCGGTGCCGACAGCGCCAGCGGTGGTAACAAACAACTTGGCCAGAGCGATGTCTTCCTGACGCGCAGCGTACTGTGCGAAACGAGAAGTCATCTGTCCGATCATGTCGAAGTTACCAATGCGACGCAAGGATTCCCATGACATACGGGCACGGATACCAGTTTTGCCTTCGAAGTCCTTGTCGAGCTGAGTGGTGGTGAACGGAACTGCGGGGTACTCTTCGTACTCTCCGACAGCGGGAAGTCCACCCTCAATGAATTCCTCACCAGTGCCGCTTACAAGCGCGCTGGGGTCAACCTGGAAGTCACCGAAACGAATGATGCCAAAGTTGTCGGTGATGTACTCATCGGCAATCTGGTTCCATACGTTCTGCTCCGCAGCGTACTGTGCGAGGAAGATAACGTTAATAGCAGGCTCCAGGACGGTGGGAATGTCCGAAGAGGAGATTCCTTCCTGAAGCATCACCTTTGCACGAAGGTCACCCGACAGTGCGTTAGTCAGAAGCTTTGCAGCCTCAATCTGACGCTTGGTCGAACGCTCTTCAATGCGGGCGATCTCCTGCTCAACAACTTTAATGTTAGCCATTAGTCAATCACCTATTCTTAGTTGTTAATCCGGACGAAAACGTCACCAGCAACAGCACCCTTGGCCTTGATCGCGTAGCCAACAAGCTTGTTGGACCCAACGGTCGTGGTCAAAGCGGTGCCGTAAGTAGCGGCGCTTGCCAGGTAGATAGCGGCGCCCAGGGTGACGGCGTCAGCGGTTGTGCCGCGAAACACGCCAATGTGGCGAATGGTTGCGTAGTGCTCTCCGTCTGCGCCAAGCTCGGCGTCAGTTTCGGCCACACCACGGATGCCAGCGCTCAACCAAACAAAGTCACCAGATTCAACGTTCTCGTCGACCTCGTAGTTGAGTGAGTTGCCATCCTTGTAAACTTCGTTAAGAGCCATTAGGCACCAACCTTTACATTGAGAATGTCAGAGAGGCGGGGGGCCTTCTCTGAGGTGTTAACAATAACGGTCTCTTCGATAGCCTTAGCGGAAGCGTTGGCCTCCTCCTTGAAGTGCGACTTGACGGACTCAACGAAAGCCTTCTGGCTCTCGATGGCGTCATTCAAGTTTGCACCGGCGCGAAGTGACTCGTACACGGCCTTGCGGGAAACCTCGGGAAGGTCAGCGGCAACCATAGCCTCGGCTACAGCCGCAACGTCAACTTCTTCCTTCTCCTCTGGTTCCTCAGCAGGCGCAAGGGCTTCTGCAACAGCAGCTGCTACCAAGTTTGGCAGCTCAGCTAGCTGGTCGCTCAATTCCTTGAGTTCCATAATTGAGTATCCTTCTTTCGTATTGATAACGGTGGCTGCGGCTGTAGGAGCAGCAGTACCTTTTTCCCCGCCCATAGGGGCGGAAGATTCTTCTCTGGCTTTCCATGCGTTGCAGTAGGAGCCGCCAGCGGCGTATGCGTCCCACTTTTCGCAGTAAGCCTTGCCATCTTCGTCAACCTTGTTCTCATTGAAGAACATACAGTTGCCACAAGCGCGACCCTCGGGCACGTCGTCCGATGTTGCTGGACGATAGTTATCCGGCAATGCCTCGGCGACCATAGAGATGGCTGCCTCGTAGAGTTTATCGGCAAGCTTTGATCCGGGGCGGCCAGGATATGAAACCAGGTCAACGGAGTTCTGTGTGTGGGGAACGAGAGATTCAACAACAACTTCGCCGTCGTCGTTGTAGTTACCCTCGCCCATCGCGTAGATAGACAGGCCGGTGTGCGGGGCAACGGCCTCGACAAATTCTTTCCAGTGGGGCATGATGGACAGCTCGGCCACTAGGCCAACACCCTTTTCGTAACGAGCGTCTTCCGCTAGTACACCGATAAGATTCTTGGGTGAGCGGATGTCGCCTTCGTCGCGAGGGTGATCGACATAAGAGTGAGTGCCCTTCTTGAATGCTTGCGGGCCGTACTCGCGTAGCATCTCCTCGGTGTAAACACCAGAAGAACCTTTACCGGGAGTGATTAAAACGGCACGCCAATTGTTCCCAGATTTTACCGGCGCAGAACCGGACTCAGATAGAAGCTTGGCCATACCTCTTATATTACCACGATATCATCGGGGGTTATCTTGAAGGTCCCTCAGATTATTGTCCCCATCGGAGAGGTCGTCAACTCCAGCACCGGAGTTGCCCTGGCTACTGGCCACGTTATTTGGGTTACCGGCACCTAGCGTGCGCCCAGTGTTAGGGAAACTGCTTGTGTTGTTTGGAACAAGAACACCTCTCGGTACATTACCCGGTGCCTCGATGCCCAGCTGCTCTGCCATGGCGTCCTGCATAATCTCTGCGTCGAATAGACCCGTCATCCACGCTTGGCTCAGCGATTGAATGGTGCGGTACGCGGGGTCAACGATAATGTTATTGAAGGTAACGCTAGGGTCTGGCACGCCAATCACGCGAAGCACGCGCATAAAGAAGTCCTCCCAGTTACCCTGGCGTGCGTAAGCAGAGTTGATGGTTGACTGGTCGAGAATCTGCGAACCGCCACCACCCTGCTGACCAGCACCGGCAAGAAGGGCGTCAACCGAAACTTCCATCGCCGTAGCGGCCATAGCGGCCAAAGGCTGACCGGTAGCCAAATCAACGGAGTTATTCCTTGGCATGGCGTTGAGCTCAATATCAGCGCCAGTCACCGCAGTAGAAGCGACTTCCCTGTTGGTCAAAAGCTTGGAGGAGATATTTGCCCCACCCTTAGCGGTCTTCGTCTTTACCTGCCACGCAATGCTCGAGAGAGCCTTGAGCATCTTCGAGCCATCCTTGAGATACTCGGAGTATGCCCATGACCACGGCAAAGCCGGGAGCGCATCGGGCAAACCCCACAGCGATCCGGTCTCGTCGTTAGCCTTGGTGTCGATAATGACAAAGTTGCGGTCCACTGGGATGTCGTTAATCTGCGACACTGGGTTATCTACGTAGTCCAGTGGGTACCAGACCTTGACCGTCTCGGCGAGATATGAGTTGTAAGGATCGGTTACTGGCTCGCGCTTGGAGTACTCGCGCAGGTAGTACCGAATCATCTCGGGGTCGTCGGGGTCTGTAGCCCAGCCGCTTATCTCATCAAGAGGGACACGACTAAAGCGCCGGTTACGACGGTCGTACCGAACGAAAAAGTTACCGTCCGTAAAAAGCGCTCGTTCATTCTTCTTGCACGCACCTTCGCTAAAGAGAACCTGTTGGTTTACGGCGTCATCAATAATGCGCTGGAACCGTGGGGCCAGGGGATTGCCAGCCTGAGACATCTTGAATCCGCGACCAAACACATAGCTAGCTCGCAGTGATGCGCCGCGCTTGAGGATTGGGTTGGATGCTGTCTGCCTCCGTGCCTGCTTGGCTACAATCTTTACGTCCTCGAGGCGAACACCAGCCTCGGTGAACTGGTTGATTGGTGCCCAGCCCTTGTCATCGAACTCTAGGGTTGCACGAGCAAGCGCGGAGTAGGACTCAGAAAGAATTTGATTGTTCTGAGAAAGCTCCTGAATCTCCTGCAAAAGTGCATCAGAGGCGGAAGAACTAGAAGTAAACCTGTCAAAAATTCCCATGAACTAATCTTATCACCAATAAGGCTTGTGCCTTACTCTTTACAAATATGCGTCGTTGCGCAGATTAGGGTACTTATTCCCTGTCTGAGCGTGCGCATTGCCCCCTTTGTGTGTGAGCGCGCAGATTAAAAATGTCGGCGTACTCAGTCACGTTAGTGTTTGTCGGCGAACGCCGTAACCCCGGTGACGTGCTCGCGCAGAGGCCATCCGGGGTCTTCGCTATAAATACTATCACCAGTAAGACTCGCTGTAAAACGGATGCTCGGCCATGACTTCCTCGGCCTGGATAATCTCACCGGGGCGTGGCCCATCATGCCTGTGGTCGATGGTACTCAATATAGCCGCGTCCAAAGAGTCGGGGGACGCCATGCCAGACTTACGCATCTCATCCTTGCTTGTCATGGTGATTGACCCTCGCGTGCTGAAGTGATAAGTCTGACTTATCATCTCATCGCGCAGCTGATGATCTTCGTAGTCTAGGTCCAAGCGCCCGTCTGCAAGGAGTTCTCGGAACGTGTCGTAGTAGTAGGCCCTGGCGTTGGTCCACCTGGCGTTGTCCGGCGAAGCATTAGAGTTATTAATAGCCCCAACAGAATAAACGGCGTCAGCAAACTCATCAAGGCGAAGAAGAGCATCAACAACACCGCCACCGACGCCATTGACGTCAACATTAAGAACGCTTGCCAGATACCTTTGAGCAAAGCCATGAACCCTCCTAGCCGTTTCGATGAGGTCAAGTTTAGACCACTTATCAACAACGCGAACCCTACCACCCCGATTAATATATAACACATTCTCATCACTACCAAAGCGCGCAACGTCGAGACCCAGGATTGGTCGCTCATTTTCGTCCTCCGCAATCTCCGTGTCAAAGCCCTTGTCGATAACAACCTGCCCAAAGAACGTGTTGTCCGCCTCATCGGGGAACTCTCCCAGCACCTTGGCCTTGTACCGTGCAGAGTCCTCACCCCAGGCACGCTTCTTGTGCTCAACCCAATCAACGCTGGTTAGTCCGCTGAGGAAGTTCTTCTGCTCTTCTGGCTCCGGGTAAACAGACTCTTCGGTAAATGTAGGGAGATCGAAAGCGCTGATGGTATGGAGGGACCAGTCCTGAGATAGTTGAGGATCAGTGAAAATTCTATGAAATTCTGTTCCTCTTCTATCAGGGTTACCAATCGCAAGAATCCGGGAACCCGCTCCAGTGGCAACGGCCTCAGCAGCCGTAAACATATCTGTAGGTAGTCCACCTGCCTCGTCAAGAAATACATAAGTATTCCGCTTTCTAGTTCCCTGAAAGCTCGAGACAATATCCTGGTCGCTGGGTCGTTTTCCAAATACGAGGAACTCCGCACCGTTATCTCCGTCCAACTTCCATGCCAATGTTTCGGTAATCCTACCAGGAAGTACCATCCCTCTGGAATCCGCCATACCCTTGTTTACTTTTAGATACGCGAAGATAACCTTCTCAATCTGCGAGAGAGTCGGTGCGCTCACGATGCACAGTGTCTCAGCGGGGACACCAGTGGCAACAATCCACGTAATCAAGTCGGCGACTACAGCAGACTTACCACAACCGTTAGCGCTCTTGACCGCGGTGCGAGTAGACGACATAAAGGAGTCTACGATTTCTGCCTGCTTGGAATACCAGCGCTTGCCGAGTACGTCCGCCAACCACGCCTGCGGGTCGTTCTGGTAAATCCTTAGTTTGCTCTTGCTGCGCATCTCCCCAATAGCGCCGTCAAGAACATCACTCAAATAGGTTGGCATCTAAAACACTTCCCGCACGCTTCAAGCCCTGCTCAACGAGATCGTCTACGTCCTCGTCCGATGGTACACCGTCGAATGCTTTGAACCCGGAGATGATGTACTGGAGCGCGGAGTCAAACGCCTGTGCGAATATCTTAGCGTGCGCTGCGGTAATCTTCTGGATATCGTCGTCCACGAGCTTACGTCTGGCGTCTAGCCTCTCTGAGACCAGCCTCAAGGTCTTGAGCACCACGTTGGCGACACCGGCGAACTCTTGCGGTCCGACGTCCTCGAGCATCCCAAACGCCTTGTCCTTCAGCGTTGCGGCCTCGATGAGAATGAGGCGCTCCTCCTGGCGGTCGGTCAACCAGTCTTTGCTATCCAGTAGGTACGCAATACGCTCGGCGACAAAGCCCGCATCGAGCCCTGTGGCTTCCGCAATCTCCATTGGCGACTTCCGGGCAAGCGACAGTAACTTCTCGTCCAGGTTCGTGCGCTCCAGCTCCATGGCTATATTCTATCCCATGCGATAGGATATCCGCATGATTATTGAAGAGACGCAACACAGCGGTATCACCAGGGTATTCCACCTTACGGCAGAACACCGAGAACGGTGGATCGAATTCTTTGAGTGGCTCATCGCTCAGGGTGAGATAGTGAGCTTCCGGATTCTGTAATTTCGAAATTAAAAAAAAATAAACATGCGGTAGGGCCGTACTCCCAAATTGAGATTTTCCAAAAGTGAGAATTGTTTACATAACGATTAGATAACGCTCGGCGTGTCGGCTTGACACGGCCAAGGGCAATACAGATTAGTCCCGCTGCATGTTGTGTAGTTGTCCTATGTGTTATAGACTTGTGGCATGGCCAAGATATGGCCGGATAGGGGTAACATAATGGATAACTACACTGACGACATGGTGGAGACTGAGCGAGACATGACACTCTCATACATTGACGCTGACACTCTCGCAATTGCGAGACTGGTGGCGGACGCTGAGGGTATCACTTTCGAGCAAGCACTGTCGGAAGAATTGGCACTATGGGAAGGGGTGGCACTGTGAGCGCGCTGTGTGGCGAGTGCTACTCTGAGCCGGTTGTGGTCGTAGGGTACACTTGGGAGAGTGTGCCCTATGCCCTAGGCGTAGAGTGTGCCACATACTACGGGGTAGCGCTGTAGGCTACCACGCCACGGGGGGGGGAGTAATCCCCCCCCTATTTTTTTGGCCGCCAAAGTGAAGAATCCTCACTTCTTGATCGAATATGTGAGGATTCCTCATTTATAACGATTTGGTAACGGGACTTGACAAAGTGGCATTTTTTTGCTAGGCTTGGTTTGGTGCCCAAAAAACAGATAACGATTTGGTAACGGTCGGCGTGTCGATTTGACAGCGCGTTGCCAATCGAACATTTGTTCAGGCCCAGATAACAATTCGATAACGGTGGGCGTGTCGACTTGACAATTGGATTTTCGATCCGCTCGGCGTGTCGACTTGACAATACGCTGCCGATATGATAAGCGGACATCACGGTTTCCGTTATGAAACTGTTACCAAAAAACTACGGTTTCGACTTGACATTATCCCCCCCCCGTGGTATAGTGTAACTATGAAGATGAGGGATAGAACATAGGGGTGAAACACTCAATAACACATTGAGGGTTTGACTTGACAAGTAGCGCCAAGTGTGCTATAGTGTTCTTACACAACAAGATAGGGGATATTGTGAAGACCGTGAACGATAGTATCGTTCGCCCAATTCTTAAGTCTAGGAATGGGTGGAACACTAAGGGATACAAGACTACCCGCGGGGTCAAACTTAAGGGGTCATATTACAATCGCGCCACGCCAGTAGTGGTGCGATACATAGAACAACCGGCCAACTAGCCGCCAAATTGTCCTGGGCACGACACTAAACTACCCACGAATGAACACACCGATCGAACTAGGGGGACAACTATGGCACGCCTACGACGGCGTGTAGTCACCAGTAGGCGTGTGCCTGTGCGATTCGTGGAAACACGCACGCGGAAACAGACACGCGAATACATGGACGAACTACTCGCGCAGAAGATACAACAGTGGCGCACGGATTTAGCGGAGCGCGGGATTACTCTCACTGACGCAATGGTGGAGGAACGACGGTTTAGGGTGAGCGCTGCCGAACCGGTCTACGACTTTGGCGACACTCTATTACTAGGCTATCGCTACGATATTACGGCTCTAGTCTAACAGTAGTCCTATATACCTATTATACTATAATAGCATTATAGTATTACCTTATAGTAGCACCAGAACACGCAAACACACATCGGCGGATCGACGGGGAAGTCTATCCGCAGCGGAATCGAAAATTGCCAAAATTAGGACTTGACAACACGAAAACACTATGCTATGCTGTAGATATTACAGCGAACTAACCTAGCAATAGCGCTAGAGAATAGGGGGGAATATGACACGGCCAACACTAAAAGACATCACGGTAAGTCGTCCTAGTGGCGCTTACGTTATCGACTGTGACCGGTCTTGCGAGAATCCACGACTGGACCATATGTTCATGGGATACACCAAAAAAGAAGCGCTACAAGTGTGGCGCATGCAGCACCCTAGGGGGGGGTAACTATGTGGGTAGTGGAATACCACCACGACGGTGGCCAGATGATTACGACCTACGACCCAGGACACTATGACGGTGTACTGGAGTGGTATCAGGACCAAGTAGCACGTGGAGAACTGTACGCATATCAGATAGGGGACAAGTAATGACACGCAAGGACTATCAAGCGATAGCACGGGTAATCAGCACGACAACGCGACACATCATGCCGAACAACGAGTGGCAGTATATGGTGACACGTCTGGGCAATCTGTTTGCGGCGGACAATCACCTATTCGACCACGACAAGTGGTACAACGCATGTAACACGGAATATCGGGAAGTAGGGGGACAATGATAACAATCTTCGAGACCAAGTACCACGGACCAACGGACCACGCTGGGCCACGGATCAACGTGAAGAATACGCGGACCGGTAAGTCACGGTGGCACAGTTGGGACTACAGCGTGAACGGTGGACCGGACCAGCACGCTCACGCTGTGAGAGAGTGTTCTGCGGCCATATTCGAGAAGGTGGAGTACGGCGGGGAGACCAAGGACGGATACCTATTCATCACGACAACGAGAGAGGACGAACTATGAACCCAGCGCTATATGAGGGGACAGAATCGCTGTGGCCTATGGGGATAGTCGCGGTTGTACTGTGGCTAATCGTACTAATCAATTGGAGGAAGCAATGAACACAGAGGACGACGACGAACAATTTTGGGACGAATTCTTCGGGATAAAGGAGTGGGCTAATGAGGAGTAAGACAGACAGCACAACGCAGACAGCGTTTATGACGAAGTACTACCGGAAGGAATATGCAGCGCTAATCGGCCGGAAGGTGGTCGACATGAGAGCAATGTATCCGGAGGAAATGGAACTATTCATGTGGCACGGTGAGCCAGGGTGTGTGCTAATCCTGGACGACGGGGGATTAGTAATCCCAATGATGGACGAAGAGGGCAACGGGCCAGGCCAACTAATGGTACAAGTCAAATACACAAGGGAGACAGCATGACAGAGTGGCGATTCACAATCAAGCGCACCGACTTGGGAGAAGTCACGGTGGCAGCGGACACGGAAGCAGAAGCACGAATCAAAGCACGCGACTATGCCGAGCGCATAATCCAAGTGGACGGTAAGTCTTGGCAGACCATGCGGTTCGTCAAGGAGAATCTGATCGAAGTAATCGGGGGAGAGTAATGAGCCGCCACTACGGGGAATACGCATTCCCGATATCAGAAGAAGAAGACAACGAAACAATCCAGGAACTAACGGAGGAGAACTAATGGGAGACCGGAACAACATCAAGGTGACCTATAGCAACGGTGGGAGTGTGTATCTGTACTCACACTGGGGCGGCAGCGGACTGAAGGATATCGTGGAGGGAGCGCTGGACTGTGGCAGAGTGAGCGACGAATCATACTTCACGCGGATACTGTTCTCGCGTATGGTGGCGGACGATATCAACGGGGAGACCGGATACGGTATCGCACCCTATGCGCCGGACCAGGACTACGGGAACGACATGATACATATCGACTACACCAGTGGCGAAGGAAGACTGCCGCAGATTGACTGGGCATACAAGGAGGAAGAATGAACGAGAGCGTAATTACTCACGAGTACTACAACCCTAACGAACTATCGGAAATGGTGGTGGAAGCAATCATCAGGCACGTTGGGGACTACGCGAACCTACACGGACAAGGGTGGCTTGATATCGAGGAGACACTGACGACAGCGTTCTCGGATATCGTGCGAGTCGAGGACGACGGGTACGGTGGCTTCACGAAGGTAATCACCATCAAGAAGGGGGAGTAATGGAAGTATTCTACGTCGATCACCAGTGGAAGCAGAGCGACGAATTCTGGCAGTGGGAGTGCAGCAAGTGCGGAGAGCGTTGTCGCGTTAGGCGAACAGCAAGGGGTGGCTTCATCTACGCGATGAGGGAACCAGGAGACACACGCGGACAGTTGTGTGTTGTAATCGAGAGAGAGTGGAGGAACTAATGGGTACAACGGGTAATCCAGTAGGTTACTGGGACGTGGACAGCACCGAGAAGATTAGAGAATGGATACGCAAGACCTACTCATGGGAGGGTTGCGAAGTCCTCGACGTGGCACAAGGTACCAAGCGCAAGAGTAATTGGTGGCTGGTGCTGCGCGAGCCAATGAGCGGCAAGATCAGAGCAATGGTAGTCATCACACAGAATCGTGCGAAGCGCGAGGGTATGTTCTACACCAAGGAAGTAGTGGAGGATATGGGACCATACGCTACGGATATTCCCAAGCGGTTGTTCTCCATGCTCACGCCACTGGAAGAGGGAGAGAACGAGTTCGCCGAGAACTGGCGAAACCTGGTAAGCAGCGGAACAGTGAGGGGATAGCAATGAAGGTAAGCATTAGCGAAACCTATGCGCGCAAAAAGAACTGGGAGCGCAAGCAATACAAGTACGACCGACCAGAGTATCCAAGCAGGGTATTCCTGGAGTTTGGCGAGACGGTGTGGGAGCACCTAGAGAATCGCCGATCACGACCATGGCAGGAACTCAAGCCATTAGTTAGTGACGCACTGGTAGAGATTGGTGTGTCGGTGGATAAGTTGCGGTGGGATATCAACGCAGGGTGCGGCATGTGTCCATGCAGCGGTGGCTTCCTTGTCGAGGGTGAGGAAGGTAAGGACTACTTCGCAAAGGTGGTAAGCAATGCCTAGACGACGCAAGACCTATAGAGCACCACGGAAGTGGTGGCAGATATGGAGGAAGAAAGATGCCTAACTGGGTATACAACACGATGACAGTGAGTGGCGACAAGGCCACAGTGGAAGCGTTCGCCAAGCAAGCAGCGCAGCCATACAATGCCAAGTACATGAAGCACGTCATGACTGGTACCGAATGGGACTGGGTTATGGTGGACTCAGTGAACGAAGGGCCACTATCATTCTGGAACTTCATCAAGCCAGACGATAGTATCTTAGAGGAGTACTGGGGACCACAACCACGGTTCGAGTCGCTGGCTGACTCCATGGCGAAGAAGACCAACCATTGGTACGACTGGAACTGTAGGAACTGGGGGACCAAGTGGGACGCTTGTGAGCCTGAGTCTGGTGGCATTGAGAAGCAAGCAGACAACTTCTACAGCGTGGACTACGACTTCAGGACAGCGTGGGGTGATCCGAAGGAAGTCTTCGAGGCCATGGTGCAGCAGTATCCAACGCTCTACTTCTCCGTTACATGTAACGAGGAGCAAGGCTGGGGCATGGAATACTGGGGGGAGAATGGTGAACTCACCATGACCGACCAGTGGGATATCCCCAGCACGCACGAAGAACAAGAGTCGCGCACTGGTAACTGCTACTGCGAAATCAATGACGACTACCGACCATTCGATGACTGTCCAGTAAAGAAGGAGGCAGTCAGCGCATAGACCGTAGCGAGGGCTTTGGGGCGTTCATCCCCTACCTTTCACCTCGCTACTCAAGGTGGGCGGCGTTACCCCTAGCGCCGCCCACCATCTCTCAATGGGGTAAGGAGAAGCAATGACTAACTGGGGTAACGAAACAACGGTGGCCAAGACAGAGGTGTGGCTCACACCACCGAGCATGGTGGAAGCACTAGGTCACTTCGACTTGGACCCATGCTCAGCGGAGAATATGCCATGGCGCATTACCGATCGGTATTACACCGAGAAGGATGACGGTTTGGCGCAGCAGTGGGAAGGCAGGGTGTTTATGAATCCACCCTACGGTCCGAAACTGGACCCGTTCTTACACAAGTTAGCGCAGCACGGAGACGGTATCGCCTTAGTGTTCGCTCGCACGGAGACGCGCGCGTTCTTTCGCAATGTGTGGGGAATAGCAGACGCCATTATGTTCCTGAAGGGAAGGGTCAAGTTCTATCGGCCAGACGGCACGCAAGGTCAGTCCTCTGGCTCACCGAGTTGCCTAATTGCTTACGGCCAAAACAATGTAGACGCGCTCTACGAATCGGGACTAGAAGGATTCATTATCAGATTGGAGAAGCAATGTTAGTGTTTGATTTTTTCGCGGGTACTGGGTCATCTACCCGTGCGTTCGGGGACGCCGGAGATACAGTAATCAAGTTTGAGATTGATCCTCAGTTCGATGCCGAGGAACAAGTAGATATGTTCTACGTGGACAGCAAGGAACTACTGGAGAAGTACGGTAGGCCAGACTTTATCTGGGCAAGTCCACCATGTACAGCCTTTAGTGTGGCTAGCATTGGTCACCACTGGACTGGTGGCAAGGGTGCCTACATTCCAAAGACGGAAGCAGCGGTTATGTCACAGCAACTTGTGGCTCACACGCGCAGGCTGATAGAGAACCTAGAACCAAGGCTTGGCTTCGTGATGGAGAACCCACGCGGTGTGCTGCGCAAGTTGCCAGTACTTCAGGACTTATCACGCAAGACGGTGACGTACTGCCAGTACGGTGACGATCGCATGAAGCCGACCGACCTCTGGACCAACTTAGATTGGGAGCCAAGGGCAATGTGTAAGAACGGTGATTCGTGCCACACAGCAGCGCCACGTGGCTCTAGGACTGGCACGCAGGGTAGGGCTGGTGCCAAGGATAGGTCAATGGTTCCCTACGAACTAGGGCTAGAGATAAGAAGAACAATCACGCTGAGGGAAAAGATTAGGGAGTTGGTCAAGTGAAGATACTAAATCTGTACGCGGGTATCGGTGGCAATAGAAAGTTGTGGGGCGACGAGCATGACATTACAGCAGTGGAGTACGACGAGGGTATCGCCAAGGTCTATGCCGATCTGTTCCCGAGTGACACTCTGATTGTTGATGACGCTCACCAGTATCTGCTAGAGAACCACAAGAAGTTCGACTTCATCTGGTCATCGCCACCATGTCAGACGCACTCATCGTTTCGATACAACATCGACGTGAGGTTGCGGGGCAGCGAGGAGAAGTACCCAGACATGACACTGTATGAGGAGATTGTATTCCTGAAGTACCACAGTTCAGCGCTCTGGGTTATAGAGAATGTCGTACCTTACTACGGTGCGGTGATGGGTCCAGTGAAGCGCAATCGCCACCTGTACTGGTCAAACTTCGAACTGCCAGAGGTACCTAAGACCGAAGAGAAGTTGCGATCGATGAACAAGATTAGCGAACTCGAAGCGCTGCACGGTTACGACCTATCGAATTACAAACTGCCAAACAAGAGGCAGGTGTTGAGAAATGTAGTTGATCCCAACGTGGGGCGACTATTCCTGGAGCAAGCAATGAGGAAGAGGGACAATGGATAAGCGAGAACTGGAAGAACAGATTCAGAAATATGTCAGGGCTAATGCTGACGGTAAAGAAATTATTACCGGATGGGTGCTATCGTTATCAGTCAAGCATCCAGCAGCAAATAATAGTGATGGTTATATAGTTGAGAATAGTGAGGGTTTGCCGTATCATTCTCAGTTAGGGTTGCTTATGGCAGCAATGGACGAGAAGAAGAACATCATCTTGTCTCAGGTAATTAGAGAGGAGTAGTGCCATGAAGGATGTTGCGTGTCAGTATTGCGATGTTGATCTCGGTCGTGAGGCTCTGGTCTGGGAACTTCTGGACGGTTACGCTAGACCGTATGGCGTGGCTTGTATGAACTGCGCTGAGGGTGCTTACGATATCTACATGGAATCGAGGGTGGGGTGATGGGGAGAATCACAGACTACGGTTCCTTCCACTGGTGCGAGACATGCGACAACATGTATGTCCCTAGTGACTGGGACTCTGACGCAAGGATGTGCGTGTACTGTGCGGTTATAGACCTGATGGAGGAAGAATGAAAATGACAATCGGCAGCATCACGAAGGTGCACCCGGACAAGCTTCAGAAGTTATATGAACTACTGGATGACATCGGGGCTAACTTGGATTACAGCGAAGCACGTGGTCAGCTCTCGGTATATGCCAAAGATATTGGCATAGTGTTCGAGGCAGACGAAGCAATTATGAAAGACAGATACGCAGATGCGTACTGGGCAGATGACGCAGAGCGCGTCGCGGAAGGATACTGGAGAGAATGAGCGCACGATTAGATGCCGTATTTAAGGCAAAGCAAGCATACGTAATGGCAAGAGCAACGCTTGAGCACAGGCTGCGCGATCAACTGAGTCAAGAGTTGAGCAACCTACAGGCACAGGTAGACATGGCCGTTAGGTTCGCTTACGAGTCCGGAGAGAACAAGGCCAACATCCTTCGATCGCTTGGGACTAAGGACTACAACACGGTAACCAAGTCACTGGCGCGTACCGATGCGGTAGTCATCGTCGAGGGAGAGGACCCGCTGGACAAGGTGTATCGCTTCGATGCTGCCGAGGATAAGTTATATGCCACGTTATATAATCACGGACCAAGTAACATCACCGGGACGGCGACCTTTGTGGTCAAGAAGATGGACGATGGCACGACGTGGTTCATGGCTATTGATCCGCTGTGGAATGCGGACTACACCGTGCGAAACGAAGTGGTGGCCGCGCTTGATGGCAGGCAGGATGGCTACTACTACGACGAAGCAATCAGGTGGGTCAGTGGACGCCAATTTTAAAAAGACGCTGCGTGGTATTGACGACGCCATAAACACGCATGTCAAGACCAATCGCACTAAGTCCTCGATCGTGACGGGCTGGATTGTGATTGCTTCTGTGTCAGACGCTGAGCATGAGGAGCGTGATGGCTACATCATGCAGTCAAGTCAGAGCCTTCCGCACCACACGCAAGTGGGGCTGCTGAACATGGCGCTGGATGACAAGCGCAACATCGGAATCCTATCGACACTAAGGTCAATGATGGGAGATGGCGGTGGGTAGTCCGGGTGACTGGATGGTGTTTTTGGTTTTCCATCTGGTTGGTTTTGGATTCTTTTGGTTTTTTATTGTGAGACCAATTGCTAATCTAACCAACTGGGAACCGCCGCCATACCAATATGAATGGCAAAAGTCTAGCGAATACGATTACTGGGATGGGGAAGATATAGATTATGACACTGGAGAAATTGGTACCAACAGCGGACCAACAATCCGCCATCCAAAGAATCGCGACCGAGCCTACTCGGGCAGCGCTGAACGCTTCGACGATGGGGGCTGGTAAAACACTCAAGGCCGTCGAGGTGGCCAAGCTGATTAGTGCGCAGACAATCCTATTGATTGCGCCGCTCAACACCAGGCTTGGTTGGCAGGTAACCTTCGAGCGTCAAGGTGTCACGTTGCCATTCAGGTGGATCAACTCTACCAATGACGGTAAGGCTAGCCTTAGCGATTGGGAGTGGCAGAAACCCGGAGTTTACTTTGTCGGTGTTGAGTACTTCGTGCGCAAGGGTTGGGTCGGTAAGGCTAGGTCAGATACGTGGACCAGGCAGCCAGACCTAGTTCTTTTCGACGAGGTGCATCGTGGGCAGAATCGTAAGAGCAAGACACATCGCACGCTGAAGCAGGTCAAGGCGGGGTTCAAGTTAGCCATGTCTGGCACCCCGACCGGTAACAGTTTCTCGGGAGCTTGGGCAGTGACCAAGTGGCTATGGCCCGACGTAATAGACAACTCTTACTGGGCATGGGTAGCCAAGTGGTGTGCTACCGAGTACGATCACTTCGCACCCGGTGGCAAGAAGGTAGTGGGCGAGCGCCGCCCTGGTGCCTTCTTCAATTCCCTTCCCTGCTACGTGAGGATTGAGTCAGAGATTGATGCTGAGATACACGAGGAGCAAGTCTTCGTCGAGCTGACTAGGGAACAACGCAAGGCTTACAACGACCTCGAGGAAAAGATGGTGACATGGATCGAGAACAAGCCACTGGTTGTGGAGTTCCCTATTGCGCTCCGCATCAGGCTTAGGCAGGCCACTCTTGGTCTATTCAACATTGACGACGAAGATAACGTGACCTTCGATAACGATTGCAAGTCAAGCAAGATTGATGTGATGTTCGACATACTGGAGGATGACTTCGAGAATGAGTCGGCACTAATACTTACGGACTCGAGGAAGTTTGCCGATGTAGTGGTGCAGCGCTTGCGCAACGATGGCAAGACTGCCCTACCCTGGCACGGAGAAGTGACCGGAGATAAGAGACAGCAAGCCAAGGAGTCCTTTGTCAGTGGTCAGTGCAAGTATTTAGTAGCAGTGATTTCTGCGATAGCAGAGGGTGTCGATGGCTTGCAGCACGGCACACGTAATATACTGTGGCTAAACAGAAGCGATAATCGAATACTTAATGAGCAGGTAATCAAGCGAGTTCACCGCAGAGGACAAGAGAAGGCGGTGAGATCGATTGAGTTGATTGCCGTTGATACGTATGACTCGGGTGTTCTAAGCTCACACATACGGAAAGCTATTGATATGAATAGAACACTAAAGGAACGCAGTGGCAATTGAGATTGGCGATACATGCAAGAACGGTCACGAAATATCTGGGAGCAATATCCAGTACTACGTAAGCCAGGGCAAGAAGCGGGTTCGCTGCGCACAATGCAATCAGCCACCAAGACACGGGAATCCAAAAATAAAACCTGGTGACACATGCAAGAACGCGCACCAGATAGTCGGTGACAATGTTGGGGAGAAGAAAACTTCAACCGGAATAAGTTACTTCTGCAAAGAGTGTAGACGCAACAGTGTGCGTCTTACCCAGAAGAAGAACGTGTGGAGCTCCAAGGAGCAGGATCAAGTCGATCGCAATAAGGCGAAGGCTCAAATCCAATCCGCACGCAGGGCAGCAGAGAGGGCTGACGACCTTATCACATCTGGTAAGGAAGAGAACGCACTCAATTATCTGAAGCTCACACGTAGGGCGGAGCGAGCAAGCGACGCGCTACAGAAGTCAATGACAGTAAGAAAAGCCAAGTGCGCAGACAATCCTGGACCTTGGATTGACTACGACGAAGAGAACCCACCCAGCAAGAATCGTGCATATCTTATGTGCGTGGATTGCCCCGTCTTGGTAGAGTGTGCTAGATTCGCTAGCGCATATCGACCACCCATCGGGGTATGGGGCGGCGAAGTGTACGAACAAGGCAAGATACTCTACAAATAGGAGGAACCATGGCAGAAGTGCCGAAGATATACAAGGCCATTGCAGCAATTCAGGCTGGCGTTGGCAACATCCCAAAGACTGGGATCGGTCCTGCATCGCAGGGCAGCTACAAGTACGTCAAGAACGACGACATCCTTGAGGCTATCTCCAAGCTGATGATTGAGCACAAGGTAATTACTAAGCCGGTAATCACTAACCACCAGCTCGTGACCAGAGAGATTGGCGCTAACCGCACCGTCCCGATGACCGTTGTAACGCTTGACGTTACATACATCAGCATCGAGGATGGCTCGGAGTTCACCGTCAGTGTTACCGCTGAGGGTGCCGACAACGGGGACAAGGGTGGCCGCAAGGCAGTGACCCAGGCTCAGAAGATTGCCAACCTGCTCACCTTCAACATCGCGACCGGAGAGCCCGACCCCGATGGCATGGAGGTGTCGCCTGTTGCGAACTCCGCAACATCCGTTACCAACAGAATCGAGAAGGCGGCGGCATCTGGTACGTATAACCAGATCAAGACGTTTCTCGGAGCCAATGGTCTTAGTGGATCGGTCGCGAATACTATTGGCGGACGTATCTCGGGAGGCAAGCCCTCGAGCGAGTGGACAACCGACGAGGCTGTCCTCAAGCAAGTTCTTGCTGCACTCAAGGCGGGCGAGGTTGAATAGTGGAACCCAAGCTTAGGGTCCGGTCTTCCGGGCATGGTGGTAGTGGGTATAAGCACCCCCACACCGGGGTAATCGTACCCGGTGTGACCACCGTGCTTAAGAAGCTAGACAAGCCTGCGATAGTTCAGTGGGCCGTTGACAACACCGCAGCGTATGCCGTGGCTAACGTCGATAGTCTGCTGAACCGCACGCAGGAACAAGGCTATGGTTTCCTACGCTGGTACTGGAAGCGCGACCCACTGGATGGGGACCTGAGTGATATCAGGAACTATTCCAACGGCGTGCTCAACGATGCGGCCGAGCTCGGCACGCTACTGCACGACTGGGTGGCTGCCGAGCACGACGACCTGCCATTCCCCGACGTAACCAACGCATCGGATTACTTCTGGGAGATGGTTGCCGAGTGGGATAAGTACAAGTCGCAACACACCATCGAGCCACTGCACACAGAGGTCACACTCTGGAACGAGGAGTATGGCTACGCTGGAACCGCTGATGGCATCTGGAAGATTGACGGCAAGACAACACTTGTCGATCTCAAGACATCTCGCAACACTTGGGATGAACACTGGATGCAGTTGACGGCGCTAGCGATGTGTGAGACTATGCTTGTCGAGGTTGATGGCGAGTGGGTCGAGCATCCACTTGATGACATGGAGCAGAAGGCTCTGCTGCACATTAGGCCCAGCGATATAGACAAGAACGGTAACCCAATGTTCCCGTTCGCAGAGTTAAAGATTATGCCAGACGATGAGTATGATGTACTCTTTAACGCATTCACAGGCTTGCTCAGCGTGACTCATGCGCTGAGTGATATCAAAACCCTACGCAATAGGAGGAATAAATGAGTCGCATCAGTGCCGTATTTACCGGCAACGTGGTGGCCGAGCCCACCAAGAAGGACGTCAACGGAACCTCGCTCCTGGAGTTTCCGGTCTACGTCAATCACACCAAGAAGGACAAGGACTCGGGAGAGTATGTCAAGACTGGTGACACTAGCAAGATTCGCGTGACAGTGTGGCGCGATCTGGCTAACTCTTTGGATGTTCGCCAGGGTGACTTGGTTGAGGTTCACGGAACCCTTGTCGAGAAAGAGTTCGACAAGAAGGACGGCACTCAGGGTCGCTCGCTTCAGACCGATTACATTGAGTCGGTCGTGGTGAAGTACCGCAAAGACGGTGCAGCACCAGCGTCGGACGACGGCGCATTCTAACCCGATAGGGTTTGGCCACTAGCTCAATGGCAGAGCAACCGCCTGTTAAGCGGTAGGTTCTTGGTTCGAGTCCAAGGTGGCCAGCGGAAGGGAAACATGTATAACACAACACGAGCAACAGATTTATATAAAGAACTAACAGAACGCATTAGGGAACAGGGTGGGGTGCCCTGCGAGAATGCACCAGATATGTTTTTTATCGATCATTCTGATAAGTTGATTCGAGAAAAAATTAGAACAACAAAAATATTGTGCGGTGGCTGCCCACTGAAGAATCTGTGTCTAGAGTATGCTTTGGAAGCAAGCGAACAAGATGGTATATGGGGCGGTCTGACCAGACCAGAGCGCAACTCACTTAAAAGAGGCAGGGCTATCCGTGAAAGACTTCATTGAGAAGGTGCTCGGTACGTCTTCCGGCAACGCCTTCGTCAGTCGAGCTAGCGGTAAAACCGCGAACGGGAAACTCAACGTCAACATTCATAAAACATTTTTATATCCTAAACAGATTAAGGAGATGATTGAGTATGCAGAGCAGCATTCGACAGAAGATGTCTACCTTTCGCCTTTACTTTATGGTGACAAAAGAAACGACAAAGGTAATATTGCTCGCACTCCTGAGAATGCGCTAAGTTCCAGGACTATCTACATGGACTCGGACTTGTGTACACCAGACAAGTTCAGGCTCAAGCCCTCTATCCACGTTGTCACCTCGCGTGGTCGTGGCCATGACTACTGGTTGCTCGATGAGCCGGTCGATGCCAAGCGCGCTGCTGAAGTTGCGCACAAGATTACTACGGCGCACAAGGACGACGGGTGCGATCCATCTGGATGGTCGGCCAACAAGGTTCTAAGACTTCCGAATACCGTCAACACTAGCCACGGGTTCCCCGAGTCCGTTGTCGCCGAGTACACCGGAATTGTGTACAACATTATGGACATAGAAGGAGCATACGATGACGTCGAAATTGTGGAG